TGTATTAGCAAAAAGTGTTGGGTCTGTATCAGCTAAGATTGTATCCCACTCATACATAGGAATAATCTCAATACCTCTAAACTTAACTACTTGATAACCATCTTGAGTATTTGTAATTGCTAAGTCTGCAGAAGTACCTTCTAAGTTTTGTAGATACTTGTTATAAACTAGAGGTGTTACATAGAATCTTTTATCTGCTGCTGCAATTTGTTGTAATGCTGCAGGTGCTTCATCAAAAAGTTTTCTTAAAGCTGTAATAACTTCAGCACTTGTTGGATCATTATCTGTTGTTGCATCTACTGTAAATCTTGGAGCAGAACCTGCACCCATTAACTTCATCCAACCATCCATATTACCATAACCTGCAACACCAGAAGCTGTATCATCACCCCATGCTAATCTTACTACATCTTGAGCGATACCTTTTACAGCACGATCTACAATTGCATCTGCTAATTGAGTACCTTCTACATTCATTACATCTACACCATTTCTGTACATTTCTTCAATGTAAGTTCCAAAGAACTCGTTTGAACATTGCTCAAGAGCAACTCTCATTCTTCCTGCAGTAATAGTTTTCTCATCTATATCAAATTGAGTAGTACCACTTGCTGAAGTACAACCAGTATATTTGTTTACTATTTTTGTTAGAGCAGCAGAAGTAAACACATTCATTTTGTGTTTTACATTAGGAATAACTCTATAGTTACGCATAATATCATCACTTCTAAATACTGGCTCATAAAAAATCTCATTTAGATTCGCACCTGAATAAGTTGCGAATGTTCCTTTATTTGCTACGTTTGCCATTTTTTATTATTTTTTAGTTATTAAATTTTGATCTTATTCTATCAGCCATTGCATTGTAAAAACCTGCATTAGCATCTTCTTTTTTATTTTCAACTACTACAGGGTCACCATCAGTTTCTATTTCAGTACCTTTAGCATCTGCCTTATTGATTTTTGCGTTCAACGCTTCTACTTCGTTAGTTAAAGTTTCGTTACTACCTTTAGCACTAACTAATTCATTTTCTAATGAAGTAATTTTTTCTGATAACTCTATATTCTTAGCTTCAAACTCAGAAATTTTATTTTTAATTTCATCATTATCTCCAAGATTAACAGTTATCTCTGTGTCATTAGCAACTTCTTCAGAAACCTTTACATCAGATTTTACTGCTGCAACAATTTCTTCGACTTTACTATTGAACCATTCTTTTAACTCGTTAGTCATTTTTTTGTTTTTTATGTTATTATTAAATTTGTTTTGAATTTCCTCGTTTGTGATGTTCTTAAATTTAGATACATCATACTTAGCAGCAATCTTCATAGCATCTGAAATACTATCTACAAAGCCAAGTTCATACGCTTCATCTGCACTCAACCAAGTTTCATTATCCATCATCTCTGCAATAGCTTCATATGATAGTCCTGTCTTTTTTACATATATTTCTGTTAGTTCGTTAGATATTTTCTCAAGTGTAGCAGCAGATTTACGCATTTCTTTTGCATCACCCATAACACCTCCCCAAGCATTGTGTATCATAAATAAAGAATTTTCTGCCATTATAACCTCATCTGCACCAAGTGCAATAATTGTTGCTATACTAGCAGCTATACCTTCAATATATACAGTTGTGTTGTAAGTTCTTTTCTTTAGTACGTTATGAATAGCCATGCCATTAAAAACATCACCACCTAAACTGTTTATACGTATATTGATTGGTCTATCTCCTAAACCTTTGATTTCTTCTATAAATTTTTGAGCAGTTACACCATGCGAACCTATCTCATCAAATATGTAAACTTCGGCAACTTTATTTGCTTTATTTTGAATGTTATACCAGTTGTTTTTCATAGATGCAAAAATAGATCTAAATCTATTTTATACTTACCTAATTTGTGTACAAAACTTTTAGTAGGATATATTATTGATGGTTACAGACTTTTTTCTTTCTTTGTAAACAATATTTTGTGCTTGACTTTCGCTTATTTCATACTTTATAGATAAGTCCATAAAAGTACAAGTTCTGTTACCCTTATTGGTTACTAACATTCTATCAAAATCAACAATAATCATGTAATTTCTAACTCTTTTAGGTTCTATAATACCTCTTTCGACTAGATGTCTAATCATGTCTTTACAAGTAGGTGAATCTCCAAATCTTTTTTCTAGTTCTACACCAACAGTTTCAATGTAATCATAGACTATATCTACGTTATTTTGCCTTTGCTTTTTTTGAGCCAACAGTTTTAGTTTTTTTATTTTTTGTTGTTTTCCACTCCTCTACTATTGTTTCCCAAAACTTAACTACTGCTTTTCTACAAGAACTGCATTTTAAGTCTTGTTTATGAGAAGGAAATAGAACATGCCATTCGGCAAACATAATATCTAATGCAACTGCATTATATTTAGAAAAATTATTTATATTATGTCTGTTTTTAGAAACAGCATTTTCTATCATTTCTCTTTTGTTTTTGTTGTAATTTTTTGCTATTTGTTTGAAATCCATATGTAATTGTTTACCATTTATCTAAAGGACACTTGCCAAAAAATTCTTTGGTTAAAGATGTTTTTGCATCTAGGAAACACTTGCATTTTGCACACCTTGCACCTAATGATATTTTTGGGTTTTTTAATAATAAAAAGTTTCTGTACATATTACAACTTTTACAAATAGCTAATCTTTCTAATTTGGTTTTTTTATCCACAAACATTTGTTAATTTTTTTTATAATTTTTAATAAACTCTAGTATGATGTTAATTTTTTCTTTTAGTTGTTGCATATTTTCTGCATTTTTCTCATGATGTTTAGAAAATGTATTCTTAACTTCATGAATACTAAAAAAGAAAAATTTATATAGTGCATATAATGCACCTATGAGTAAAACTAATGTTAACCCATAACTTTCAATAATTTTAAATATTTCTTCCATAATTGTTTTAGTTTAAAATGTTACTTGTGATTCTATTACACTTACTGATTGTTGTGCTTGAGTTATATCTGATTCAACCACAACAACTTTACTACCTTGACTTACAGCACCCATCATTTGATTTTGACCTACAGCATTAAATTGCTGTTGTGTAAATGATGGCATATTTAAAAGACCACCATCTGCAAACTTAACACCCCCTCCTGCTGCGTTCATTGCTGACAACTGACTTCTAAACATTGCTGTACTTCTTTTATTTATTACTGCTTCACCTCCTTCTAATTCTACTACTCTACCACCTACTGCAAACTTCTCACCACCAAAAGCATGTGACTTACCATGAACCATTCCACCATTAGCATACTGTATTACACCTCCTTCTCCAAATTCACTTGGTATCATAGATAACCCTCTATCTACTAATTTACCAACCATTATACCTGCAGTAGCAGCCACAGCTAAGTTAAATGGGAATGGAACGCTTTTTATTATTTGTGCTATTTGAGTAGCCACAGCTTCCATTATTCTTGCTCTAATAACAGATTTTACTGATTCTACAGCATTTTGACCAGATAGTGCTGCAGTTACAATATCTTCTTCTAATGCTGCCTTTTTATCTTCTGAAGATTGTTCTCCTAACTCTTTTTCTAATTTAGTTATTTCAGTCAAAATTCTTGCTCTTTCTTCTGCACTAATAACTAAATTATCTAACAATTTTTTTAAGTCATTTATTTCTTGTTGTATTAATTGACTTCTAACTCTTGCTGCTTGTTCTTCTGACAGATTACCTTTTATCATTTCATTTAATTGAAAATCTAAAATTTCTCTATCAATATCTAATTCTATTTTTTTTGCCTTGTTAACCTTTTCTACTTCTATACCTAGATTTTTTAATCTATCAATTTCTGCTTCTATTGTTTGTATTTTTTTATTTTTTGCAATGATTTCAGCTTCTGTAGTTTCTGGCATCCTGTTTGCTAAATCTAATAATTTTTCTTGCTCAACTATTAAAGACCTAGCAGCAGTTTTTTCTTGTTTTTTATTTTTAACTAATTCTTGACCATTTATTTTTTCTAATCTTATCCTTTCTTTTAATCTTCTTATTTCATCTTCAAATAAT